AGCATTACCGACACAAACATTGTGCATCGTGAAATTTTAACGATTGAAAATTGGATTGATGGCCAAGGTTAACGGCTCCGCTTTATTTGTAACGGTTGGGCTTAATCAAGTTGCCAAGTCAACCAGTTACGAGTTGTCCGCTGAAATGGGACAACTGGATAAGACTAGCAACGAGTCGGGATTTTTTGCAGATCATATTTCAAGGCTTGCGTCTTGGTCATTATCTAGCGAATCCTTATACATTCAAGACGGCTTTTCCTTTGGCGATTTATTCAACGCTTACGTCAATCGTGAGCGCGTTTATTTGTCAGCTGGGCAAGAGGACAATTTAACCTTTATCGGCTTGGCAATGATTAAATCGTTAAGCCAGTCGGCGCCTATGGAAAACGTTGCAACAATTTCCGCAAGCTTTAAAGGTGTTGGCGGACTTTATCCGACGATTTTACCAGCCGAGCGCTTTATTGTCGATGAATTATTTGAAATAATTATAGATCAAGACGGTAACTTTTTGGTCTACACTTAAAATTTATTGTTTTGCAATTATTCAAAGTCCTTTTATTTTTAAAAAAAATTAGAATTAAACTTACAAAAATATGGCAACTGCTGGCAAATTTAATGGCACCCTTTTAAACGTTTACCTTGACAACGTTATGATTGGATGCGCAACCTCTTCTGAATTATCCGTAAACGTTGACCTTGCGGACGCAACTTGCAAAGACGATGGCGGATGGGCCGACCATATCGCTGGATTGCGCGATTGGTCCGTTTCAACTGACGGATTGGTTGCATTTGACGACACAAACAACGTAGGCGACATTTACACGCTTTTGAGCGGCCGTACTGTTGTGGCGTTGAAGTTTACCACCAACGTAACTGGAGACCTTGTATTTTATGGCAATGCGTCTGTTGCATCAATCAGCGTTTCAGCTGAAATGGAAGCCGCGGTTACTTATTCCGTAGAATTTACTGGAAAAGGTCCTTTACTAAAAGCAACCGTAGTACCAGCATCAACCTAATTAGTATTATATTTCGCCTATGAATCATACAGGCAGAACAATAATAACAATTAATGGCGGCACCTATCCTGTTAAATTTGGGATGGGTGCGCTTATGCATTTTAGCGAAGGTCTTGGCTACGACGTCCAAGAAACAATCACGGCTTTAACTAAGCCAGGCGTTGGCCAAATTAAATCAATTGCTAAGTTTATTTACGCGGCTATTTATGTCGATGCGCTTTACAAGGAAAAAGAATTTGCTTTAACTTTTGACGATGTTATTGACTGGGTCGATTCAAATCCAACCGATGTAATTAGCAACGTAATGGTTGTAATTATGCAAGGCATAAGCTCAATTACAAAGGTCGATTATCCTAGCGCAGACGCTGCGGCATCAAAAAAAAAATAACTTTTAAAGATATTTTACATTATGCAATTGGGGAGTTAGGCATTGCGCCTGACTCTTTTTATTTTATGTCGTTTGCCGAATATCAATCCATTGCTTACGGTTACCAAATAAGGCAAAGCAAAGAAGAAAATTTATTTAGGACAATTTGGGTGCAATTAAACAACGTCAATGTCACTAAAAAAAGCGATTTGATTCGAAAGCCTGATAAGTACTGGCAAATTCCTTTATTAGATGCAAAGCCAATTGTAATTCCAACCGCAGAAGAAAAAGCAAAGGCCTATGAAATTGGGTTACAATGGCAAAACCTTAAATTTGAAGAAGAAGCCAATTTTGACACGATAACAAACAAAATACAATGAGCGCAAAATTAAACGTTGACATTGTCGCGCAGTTAAAAGACTTTAACAAGGCAATGTCCGAGTTAAAATCGGAGGTTGACGGCATAAGCAAAAGCGTTGTTAAAAGCAACAATGAATCGATTGCCTCGACAAAAAAAATGTCGTCTACTTTTTCGGAGGTTGGTAAAACCTTGGCTAGCGTTTTTGCAGTTGACCAGCTTATTTCTTTTGGCAAGGCAATCCTAGACACTACCGTTGAATTCCAAAAAATGGAAGCCGTACTAACTACGGCCTTAGGTAGTAATTCAGCCGCAAAAGCGGCAATGGATCAAATTGTAAATTTTGCCTCATCAACACCATTTCAAGTAAACGAATTAACCGACTCATTTGTAAAATTAGCCAATCGCGGTTTTGTTCCAACAATGGAACAAATGCGCCAAATGGGCGACCTTGCAAGCTCGGTTGGTAAATCATTCGACCAATTAACAGAGGCAATACTTGACGCGCAAACAGGAGAATTTGAGCGTTTAAAAGAGTTTGGTATTAAAGCAAGTCAACAAGGTGACGTTGTACAATTTACTTTTAAAGGAATAACAACCGAGGTTGCAAAATCTGACAAGGCAATACAAGAATATTTATTAAGCCTTGGAAACTTGGAGGGAGTTGCTGGATCAATGGAAGCTATTTCCAAGACTACTGGCGGCGCCATTTCAAACTTAGAGGACAATATTACCCAGCTATTTAAAAACATTGGCGACTCGTCTAGCGGCTTTATTAACTGGTTTGTAAAGGACCTTAACAATGTGATTTCGTCCCTTAGAAATATGGGCGAAATATTTGAGTTAATGAATCCGTTTAAAACAATTGCAGAGTCTAGCGATGAGGCGAGAACTTATTTATTAAGAGTTAACGATTCAACAAATGATTTAACAAGGACCGTAAAAGATGCTGCAAGCGAATTCGATAATTTAAGTATCTCAACTTTAATTAGCGGCGAATCACAAACAAAGTTTTTAAACGAAATGATTCGTTTAGGTCATACTGTTGAGGATTCAAAAGCATTATTTCAAACCTATGTAAAATTAAGAAAAGAGCAAGCCGCATCCGAGCAATTACTAGCAAGCGCAACGGCAACAACAACCCAAGAAACTAAAACAAATACTAAAGAAGCCGAAAAGCAAGCCGCAGCTAGAGAAAAAGCGCATAAACAAAGACTTGAGCAATTAAAAAAAGAAGAGGAGCAAGTACAAAAATTGTCAAGAAGTTATGAAATAGGATTTCAAGACATAACTTATGCAACCAAAGAATTTAATAAAAAAATTGAGGATGTTGCCAGCTCTATTAATAAAGTACAAGAAAAAGGTCCTTTACTAAATCAAATCGGCAACGTGGACGATGCTTATGCAGCGTTTACAACTAAAGGAACAGTAACAGGCCAGCCGCTAGACACTCCCGATTTATCGCAAGGTATAACTTACACGCCTGAAATGGACGAGGCGGACAAGTTGCACATTGAAAACGCAATGTTGTTAAACCAACAATTTAAAGAACAAAGAGATTTAGGTCTTGAAATGTCGGGCATTTTTGGGCCATTGTTGGCTCAATCATTTACAGAAATGTTTGAAACGGGACAATTTGGTTTTGCCTCTTTATTGGATGGACTTAAAAAAATGGCAATACAATTGGCGGCAACCGCTGCGGCTGCATTTGCTTTAAACCTTTTGCTTGGAGGTGTTGGTTTGTCAGGATTTGGCGCTGGATCAGGCGGATTTAAAAACATATTTAAAGGATTAGGCGGCGGCGGTCAGCTTGGCGGTTTAATACCTTTTGCAAATGGCGGAATTGTCAGCGGTCCAACTGCGGCGCTTGTTGGCGAATATTCAGGTGCCAAAACAAATCCTGAAGTAATTGCACCTTTAAGCAAATTGCAAAACATGATGGGCGGAAATGTTACCTTTACAATTAGCGGCGACTCTTTAGTTGGCACGTTGAACAGAGCAAATAAAACAAGGGCAAGAAAATTCTAAACAATGGCATACGGCTTAAAATACACAATTCCATTTAAGGACGTCGACAACTATTCAAACCTAGTTGAAATTTACCAGGACGGTTTTGTTGCCAGCTCAACGGAGTTAATTGCAACCGAACAACCAGCAACGCACAAATACGAGCGCGAAGACAACGAGGACATTACAACGCCGATAATGTCCACGACCTTTACGATTTCTTTTTACTCAACGGAAACAACCGACTTTAGAAATTTCTTTAGCTATTCTGACCGCGAGTTTTTA